ACACAGTACAGTTTGCAGTAATTGTACCTGTAAATTTTAAAACAGCATTTCTAGCATCTGATATTGTAGCATCAGTCATTGCTAAAGTTGTGTTAGTAGATGTAATTGCAATGGATTGAAATCCAGCAATAGCTTGTTGTAATAGGTTTAAATTTGAGTTTGTTTTATCTCCCCATGTACCCGAGTTTTCACCCGTTACCATTAACTCAAGTTTGAGGTCCGTAGAATACGATGATGCCATAAGAATTCCTTATATATTATGTAATATTATCAATTTTAGTTTCATTAAGCCGCTATGTCAACCACACTCCAACTATTAGTTACTCCTATATCAACTACTGCCCATGCTGTGATAAATAAACGACCTGTAGAAGCCGTTATATTTAAACCTATTAAATCAACATTAGAATCTCCAGTAATGGATTCATTTCCTGTAGTTGTGTTTATTAAATTTGTAGTTAATGTAACTATGGTATTTGCATCAGCATTTTCGTTTCCTAAACTTACTTGTAATAAATTTGTGCTAAGTTCTACAAGGACAGCTATATCTAAAAATACAGAGTTAACTGTAGAATTTATAGAATTTCCTGTTATATTAGGAACAACATCTATAATTATAGATTCATTTCCTATAGTTGTATTTAGTAGATTTGTACTTAGTGTTACTTCAGCATTACCTACAAGACTTTCATCTCCTAAACTTACTTGTAATAAATTTGTAGATAAAAATACATTAGAATCACCTGTAAGAGTTACAGTGTTTATAGTTAAATTTAATTGTTGTCCTGTAACATCTTGTTGAATACCTAATGCAACATCTTCATTACCTAAATTAAGATCAAGACCTACAATTTGTCCCCAAGAATTACTTCCCCAAGATTCATAACCCCAAGTTGTATTTGTTCCTGGAGTTGTAACTTCTACAAATATACTTTCTCCACCAAAAACTGAATTAACAGTAGAATTAATTAAATTTGTACTAACTTGAACAATAGCTGCTACATCTACAGATACAGAATTAAGAGTTAAAGATATTAAATTCGTAGAAGCGTTTGCACTAACATCAATAATAATACTTGCACTATTTTGTTCTAAAATTGCTCCTGTTATTTGTCCCCAAGAATTTGATCCCCAAGAACTATAACCCCAAGTAGTTAGAGTGCCAGGTGATGTTACTTGGACTGTAATATCTGCCACCTGGCCCTCCTAAAATTAAGCGATTCTTAAAATAGCTGCTGCTGATGTAAATGCTGGGAATTGAATTGTAAATGTTCCAGACGTTGCAGTTTTATCACTACCAAAATCTAATACACATACTGATTTGTTAGAAGCTGATGTATTATAAATTAAAGCTCCTCTTGCAGTAAGTGTTACTCCTGTAAAAGATAAATCTGCGAAATCTACGATTGCAACTGAACCATCTAACGATACTTGTTGAGAAGCTAATACTCCTCCACCTGCAGAATACTGCCCAGTATTTGAAACTTCATCACTTGATGAATATACTGTTGTGTTTGCATCTAAAGTAGCTGCTGATGAATAAAGTGCTAATTTAAAAACTTGTCCAGAACCTGAATCAAAATCATGCACAGCACCTAAAATTTCTGATTTGAAAGTGTTGCACACTGCTTGTGTTATTGCCATATGTTGTACTCCTTATAGTTGTTATGGGGATGGTGAGTTAATTTTGATACGTAACACTCCATCCTGAAATTCGTCTCTGCGTCTTCTACCTGTTTGTTCTAACGCAAATCCTTGTAATGCTGTATTATACTTGTCCTGATACAGTTTGTACATATCCATAGGACCTTTTAAATATGCAAAAGCTTCTACTAAACATGCATATAATAATAGTTCTGGTGCATTTACACTTACATAAGTTGTTGTATTTGAAGCACTTAAACCATCTGGTGTATAAACATAATCTAAAGTTACTGCATAAGCAGCGTCTGGAGTAGGAGCTACTTCAATAGCATCTTCTCTAAAAGTTGCATAATATTTTGGAAATCCTGTAGTACCTGCTGCATTATATTCAGTAATAAAAGTATCATCTCTTGGTTCTAAAGCAACTTGAATAGACGAGCTATTTGTTGCAACTACTGATCGTACAATTAAAGCTCTTCTAGAAGTATTAGTTCCTGAAGATCCTGATGAATTTGGTAAAACTAAATATTTATTATTTGCTGTAAATGTAGAAGTAGCATATTCTCTAGAATAATCAGCATCTGTTTCTCTAAATATTCTAAATTCAGAATCTCTAATAAATCCATTAACAATAGTAGAAGTTAATACTCCTGAATCTACTTCTGTATAATCCCTAATTTTTTGTACTAATTCTGCGTATGTCATGTTATATTAATTGTTACATCTCCAACGTTAGAATAAGCTTGTCTTCTAGAATTAATAACATCTCCACTTATTCCAGGTTCCATTCCAATAGATAAAAATTGTCCTGGCCAAAAATATAAATCTAATTCTACTAAACATCCTCCACCAGGAACAGTATCTGATCTAGCGTTCTTTAATCCTTGTGGATCTGCTTTATGATGTCTTGGATCTAATTGAGGTTGTTTTGGTTCATATTCTGTGTAATGAACAAAAGAACCATTCCATTCTGTTTTCATTTCCACATATGGAAATTGCATTCCTGATCTATCAGAAATTGCTAATGATCTTTTACCTCTTGCAAATGCCATTAGATACCATCTCCAAAGTAAGTATAAGGTGAAATATAAGAACTTGTTCTTTGAGAGTCTTCTTCTAAAGCTCTTTGTATTTCATCTTCATATATTAATTTTAATCCTTGCACTCTATCTGGTGCAACTTTTTGTCCAAGATAATAAGCAAGCCCAGATATCATACATGGTAAAAATCTATAAGGGACATTTGCTTGATCATTATAATCACCTGCATCTTGAATTCTACTAATGTAATAATACTTTAAATAAGTATACTGTGCACAGTCTGGAGCTAAATATAAGGTTATTGTAGGATTAATTTGACGATTAACATAATACTGTGAAGGTTGTCCTTGTTGTCCTTTATTAGGAAGAGCTGCATAAGCAGATCTATCAATTTTATCTAAAGAAATGTCGTTTGTTGTTTGAGTAATAGTCTCAGCTGTAGAAACATAAGCTTCTAATACATCACTACAATCTTGTGGAGTTGCATAAGTTGCTACTCCTGCAGTTAATAATTGATTTTTTAATTCTACCTTCCAAAGATGAACACCTCTATTTCCCCATTCAGAAAATAAAATATTTAAACTTCGTCTTGCTGATTTTATATTGTATCCGCTGTTGGTTCTAACCCCACAACGTTCATAGGCTTCTTCAATAATATCGTCTATGTCTAAATCGAATGATGTAGTTCCTGAAGTAGCCATTAGACATTATTTTTTCTTATTGTTTTTAGAAACTTTCTTAGCACTAAAGCCTTTTAACATACCTGCAACTTTTGCTGGTGTGTTTTTTGGAGTCATTCCTGCTTTTAAATACGTTTTCATTCCCATTTTAATATTCTCCGAAGTATTGTTTGTTAACTTGTATTGCTTTTTGACCTTTAACTATCATTTTACCTTTTTTAGCCTTTACAGGCTCTTCAGACATAGCTTCTTGAATAGCCATTCCTCTTTTTTTCTCGTAAGAAGATAGTTTTCCGTCTTTATCTAGATCTGCTTTTGGACTTAAACTTTTATTTTTCATCATACACTAAATATACCTCATTTTTGTCATGTTATATATACCACCCGTTTGCATTTTTTTAGGTTTTTTCACTATTGTCTTAACATTTGTAGGTTTTGGACCTACATTACCAGCTGCTCTTTTTCTAATTACTGCTGATCTCTTCTGACTTTCGGTCATTCTTGCAGCTTTTGCGGCAGGAACACATTTTGGGTAACCTCTTTTTGACCCATTCGCTGATTTTCTTCCACATTCTTTATACCCTCCTCCTTTTTTTGGTGCAGAAATATCTACCCAATTCTCGTTAAACCATTTTGCAAGACCTCCTTGCTTTAAACCAAGATCAAAATAGTATTGTCCTGTTTTTTCAAAACCTTTTTCTTGTTTTTGTTTTGCTTTTTGTTCAGTAATAATTCTTGCAGCTTCTTTTGAACCAACTCTTTTAGCAAGTTCTATGACTGATTCTTCTTTATTTTTATCATCAGACATTATTTTAACAAATCTTTATAATAATCTTTTAAAGAAGGATTAGAATAATTTTCATCATTCATTTCTACTTCTATAAATTTACCCATATAAGCACCTTTAGGTTTCCAATCTTTTCTTTTCATACCTGAAGGATCTTTTATTTTACCTGCACAAATTTTTGAAGCATAAGCATTTGCATAGGCACTAGGATAAACCGAGAATTTTCTTTTTGCAGCTGATTTTCCTCTAGCACATAATTTAGTCATTATTTTTTCTTTCTCTTTTTATATTTAAGCATAGCTTTAGAGGGCTTTGCTCCACGAAGTTTACCTTCTATTTGTTGTGGAATTTGGGATCTTCCTATTGGCATATGATTAATCTAGTACAGTATATACAATTCTACCATTCAATTTTTCTGCCTTCAAGTACTGCTTTCTATTGCCATTTGCTGAATAACTACAATGTACCCATCCACTATTAGGATCATTCTCATTCCAAAACTCAAGTATACATTGATCATATTCAAGATTTTTTATAATAAATTCTGCAACATCTTTATTAGGTACCCCAAATATCTCAAAGTCTGCTGCTTGTCCTTTAGTATGCTGACTTTTGCTAGACGAACCTATAGCTTCACATAAAGCTACAGATCTATATCCAGAAGATACAGATAAAGGCATTCCATAAAAATCTCTAATAGGTTGTAATATTTTTTCACAAAGTATTTTTAAATTTTGTATATGTTCTTCATTTGGAATATTATCTATTCCAAGTCTTGTTGCTTCTTGAGACTTTGTTAATTCATTTAATGTAAAGCTTTTACTTAGATTCATATCTTAATTTATTAATAACATCTATCACATGTTTTTCATATTGTTTATTTGTAGAAAAATTATCTAAGGTTTTAGCCATAGCAATAGGATCTCTATTTACTGTAATTTCTCTAACTCTTCTAAACTCTGCATACACTTTTTTTGTATTTAGAATTTCAATATAATACTTAACAGATTCACATTTGTTTTTAAAGACCCTTACTCGCCAATCAATAGAATCAGGTTGTTTAAAAGGCAACATACCCTCTTTTGACCATACCCTTATACCAAAAAGATTATGACCTTCACGTGCAAATCGTGATCTTCCATAATCACTTTCTACAATAGCCTGAGCTATAATTAATTCTGTATTTATTCTTTGTCTTCTTGGGATATTAAAATTTAAATAGGTTACACATTGTTTAAGGGAGGAAATGAATTCTTTATCGTTTGAGTATTCAAACCTAGGGGGTCCAAATCCTAGTTGTTTAGCCCAAGCTATTGCTTCGCTTTGGGTCTTATTCTTGGCGACGGGATTTGGGAAGAATGTACCTAATACAAATGCTAGTAGAGCTACTATCAAATATTTTATTATTATACTCTTTATTGTCATGACATTTACAGTGATTTAATAAGCAGCATCCAACTGCTAGGTTGTTAATACAATTAATCTTGCTTAACTTCTTTGATTCTTTTAACGCCATGTTTATCTACTTCTACAACGGCTTTTACTTCTTTACAGCTCCATGAAGTAACATTTGGGTTACCATCACGTTCTACTTTTCTTTTTTGTTCTAAACATTCTGCAATAGTAGCTTTAGGGGAATATCCTTCTAATTTACCATTCATATACATTAATAATGCAAACACAGCTTCTATCATTATTTACCTCTAACTGCATCTAATTCTTTTTCTAATTTATCTACTTTCTTTTCTAATTGAGATATTAATACTTTGGTATGAACATTTTCTTCTAATTGTTTTGTATGTTTCTCTATTGTTTTAGCTTGATACTCAATTAACATAAATAA